CGAGAATGTCAGAGCCTCCTGTGACTCCTCAACAGCTAATGGCCGCGGTTCGGTCGAAAGACCCTATGCGCGGCCTTTGCGCCTCTCGTCAGATCACCGACGAGGGGTGTGATTGGCTCAAGTCCGCTCTTGACCCGTTTCACGATCTGCAGTTGGATAGCCTTAAGGGCTACCCGGATGTAAACACGGAACCTACCGTGATCGTCAAGGTACGGCAAGCAGCAGAGATCTCAAAACCCGCCGGCTTAGCAGCTGGCGACAACTGGGATTGTCACATCGCACTATCTCCAATCGACTGGGCCAAGCCCAACGGTGTCCTCTCCGCGGGGGCTACCGGTATCATTGGGTACAACGGTGCAGCGAGGGTTCTCCCTCAGGGCATTACCGGCGCCTCAGCCAAGCCCGCCGGATATCTTGATTCCATCGGCGGCGGCTCTGCAGGCTTAGCCGTTACATCGCGCCTTGACGGACTCGTCATTAACTCGGTACCAGCAGGTCTCTCCAACGGGGGAGACATGACCTTCACGCCAGGGCATATGCCCGCGGACGCTGGAGGCGGGTATGCAGTACAGAACATCGTCCTCGACAACTTTCTCGAGTTCGACGACACCGACTTAGGTGTGTACCGCATTGTCTACTCTGGGTTTGAGGTCGTCAACACTACGGCCCAGATCTACAAGCAGGGCGCATGCACTGTTTACGAGTATGGACACTCATTCGAAACCAGTCAGGTAACCGGGCAATACGACAATGTGCCCGGTACGCCCATTACGACTGGCAACAACACGTTTGCGACCAACACTTTCCGCTGTCCGCCCAATACCATTGCGGAAGCGAAGATTATGCCAGGGGCACACACCTGGGCTGCTCAAGACGGCTGCTATTGTACTTCGAAGTTTCAGGGTGACAACCCTTTCCAAGGAGCAACTATGCGGAATTACGTCGTTCAGCAGAACCAGAACGCGGCCGGGACGGCCTCGGGCTATAACCAAACAGCAAGCCTATTTGAAATGGGTAGTTTCGTTAGCCCCGGGTTGATTGGCGACACTTGGTCGACAGTTTCCGGCCCCAGTTTGGATGGTACGAAGTCAGGGTACAACGCCGCACCCGCCGCACATTTCTCACGCATGAGCACTGCAGGAGCCTACTTTACTGGGCTTTCTCCGCAGTCAACTTTGTTCGTGACATGGCGGGTCGGCTTAGAGCGACTTCCTGCTGCCAACAAGCCCACATTTCTGGCCCTAGCTTCGCCAAGTGCAAGCTTTGACCCAAATGCTCTACTCCTCTACAACCTGATCGCGAATCATCTCCCGCCAGGCTGTCCACAGGGGTGGAATGATCTCGGAAAGTGGTTTCAAACCATTGCCGGGATCGCGAAGAACGTTATTCCTGGGGCTTTCCCTCTTGTCAGTGCAGCGCAGATGATCATGCATGGTCTCGGCGCTGTCCAGCAGGCCAGAAATCTGCCTGCTGCGATCCGTGGCGTCACGACTGTAGCCCGGGGTGCCAAACCCGCTATACAGATCATCCAAGACGCCGCCCGACGCAGACAAAATCAGAAGGGCAAGCCAGCCCTCCAGAACTTCGGAGTTCCAACAGGACCAAACTCTAACCGCTCAAACCGCGGTCGGAAGACACAACAGTTTTCACAAATGTCTTAAGGGCACCTAATCGGTGCAGAGCTTTGCTCGACATATGAGAACTTACGCTCTCCGGCCAAGATAGTCACTATAAGCAGCGACACCT